CGGAATCCAAATCACGGAAGATGTGAAGGGAGTCGTTGTCAGAGACTGGCCCCTGCGTCGCGCTGTCTTTATTGCGCTATTCCCTTACCACCAGCTTCGTGAGACCAAATAAAAAAAGGGTGACCGAAGCCACCCAGTTCGTCAGGTAAGGAGATACCAATCCGCGCAAGATACGCTGATAGCCTATGGCAGGTCAATCAGTCGCAAAAATATGTTTTACTAATGCGTGTTTTGAGTTATGTAAGAGCGAGCGGGGAGTGCCCAAGAGAGGAAAGGCACTCAACCCGCTCTAACAACGCCTAGATCAAGGAGGCATCGCTGTAATGAGTAATACACGCCACAGAACCATCGCGCAAGATATTGCGTCATGAGTATCAAATTAATGAGCGCCGTGTGGGAGCGCGATGATCTTACATCAACTCAAAAACTGGTTCTATTAGCTTTGGCTGATTGGGCCAATGATGAAGGTCTTTGCTGGCCTTCGGTAGATAGAGTGGCCCTTAAGGCTTCTCTAACAAGTAGGGGTGTGCAAAAAACAATCCGCGCTCTTGAAGAAATGCAGTTTCTTCGCAAAGAAGAAATAAAAGGCAGGGGAAATAAATACTGGGTTTCTATTCCCATGAACGATGTTCACCCCCGAACAACGTTCACCCCACCCGTGTCACAGGTTCACCCCTCCCCTGAACCACGTTCACCCAATACACCAAAGACACATCAATTAACCACCAAGTATATAAGGGCGGAGCTTCCAGCTTGGATTCCTGTTGACGCTTGGAATGGATGGGTTGAGATGCGTATGCTTCGCAAGAAACCATTGACGGACAGGGCTTACAACCAGGCTATCAGCAAACTGGATAAATTGAGAGCCAAGGGCCAAGACATAACAGAGGTTCTAGATCGCAGCACAATGAACAGCTGGACAGACCTTTACGAAATTAAGGAGCAAAAAAATGGCGCAGCAAATCGGACAACTAGTAACCCTAGAAACGAAAACGGCTTTGCCGCAGCACTTCGATATGTCGCGGATGGACGACCTAATGACCCGTTCTGATCTTACAGTATCAGAGTGCGATGAGCTAAGGTCACTTGCCCTGGCGATGCCTATCGAGAATGTCCCAGTTGAAACCCGCGAACTTGCCAAGCAACTGCAATTCATTGAAGCGACCCTGCCAAGCAAGAACACTGACGAGCAAAGCGGACAGATGCGGACAGCGGTCTATGCGCGGATTCTGGGTGGATACACGAAAGAAGCCCTTAGCTACATGACTGAGCGCGTCTGCAAGGAGCTGGATTGGTTTCCAACGCCTCGCCAATGCTTAGAAATATTGGAAGGCTACACGCCACGAACGACGAAAAAGGACAAGGCGCTTCGCATTTGTTTGAATAACACAGAGGCAAGGTTCGAAGAATTTATTATGTCGCTTCGCTGCGGTGAGCCTGTTGAGCTAAGTGCAAAGCCAGAGCGTTGGTTGCGTATTGCTGAAGAACGCGGATACCTTCGAAGGGTTGACGGGGAATTTACAGTCAGGTGAGCGCTGCGACAAATTTGATGTGCGACCTGATTAAATATGACCTCGGAAGCATATCATTGGATGATATACGTAAGAACTGGGCTAAGGGGCGATACAAAGGCGCACCCAAAGCCTGGGCGATTGAAGCCATAGCGCACGCAAAACGACAAAAAGCATAATTAATGAAAAAAACGCTTTACAGAATAAATCAGCATTTATATAAGAGGGCATCAGCAAGGGAATTATCCCGCCAACAAGGAGACTGATATGACTTATTTAACATCAAAATACATTCGAGCAGCAGCCGCAAAAGACTCGCGCATCGATCCAGAGATTGAGTGGGACGAATTGGGTAAGGCCATCGTCTGGTTGGTTGACGGTTACACATGGAATGCCAGCGATGGCAATCGATCAGTTGAAGCCTTTATTATTTCAGAGCGCAATGCTGATCAAGACCCACGCGACACTGTGACACATTGGAAAGAATGCGTAGCCAGCATCCAGGAGATAGCAGCATGAGCCAGAACCTAACAGACCTTGCACAAGCTGCCATCGACGCGCTTAAAGCATTCAACGCAGAACGTGATCGCCAGCAACGTGAATGGGCGCAGTCACGCTTCGGCAAAAACTTCCGTGGCAATGGCCCTGACATACATGAGCATCAGCACATAGAACTGCGCCAGGAGATGGTTCACTTCGACGAACAGCCACTGGAAACTTTAGAGGAGCTGGTTTGGCTCAACGAAACAGTAAACGCATAAAGGGAGCGCATAAAATGATTTACGCAGATTTAATTCGCCAATGGGCAGCAGACCGCAACCTAATCGAAGGCAGTGACATAAAAAGCCAATTCGTAAAGCTTATTGAAGAAGCTGGAGAGCTGGCTAACGCTATCGCTAAAAAGAACGATATAGAATTTTCTGATGCCATCGGGGATATGTTCGTTGTGCTGACAATCATAGCTGCACAGAACGGAATGATGATTGAGGATTGCATCGATGGCGCATGGCAGGAAATCAAAGACCGTAAGGGCAAAATGATTGACGGAATTTTCTTAAAGGACGCATGATGTTTAATAATGATTTAAGCTGGCAAGAAGAAAAGCCAGAGGAAGTGCTTGTTGACAGTCGCGGCATGACGCCAAGACAAGCGAATATGCTAGAGATTGAAGCGATTGCTAAAGCTCATTGCTTTACTTTGGAGGACATTTTAGGCCCGCGCAAGTTCAAGCCATTGATAGCAGTAAGGCGCAAATGCGTTGTTATGCTACGTGAGAAGGGCCACACAACGACCGAAATTGGACGGATTATGCAGCGGGATCACAGCACCATTTGTCATTCGCTTCAAAAGAGCAGGGCAGAGGCATGACACCTGAAAAGTTAAAGCTTGCCCGTCACCGCATGGGCTACAGCGTAACAGAGATGGCTGACGCTCTCCGCCTATCGCCAGACAACGGCGCAACAAGCGTTCGCAAGATGGAATCTGGCAAGGTTCGTATCAGTGGGCCTATCATGGTTGCAGTCGATGCAATGCTAAAGGGATATGATCCGTTCTGTTATCTAGATGGGGAGGACGAAGATGAAACAGAATCGTTCTAGTGCTGTAATGCAGCAACGGTCTGAGCCTCATGATAGCTTGGATGACTTTCCAACACCACCATGGGCAACTAGAGCTTTGTGTGAGTGGTTGCGTGATAATCAAGATGAACCAATGCACGCAATGACTGTAAGAGAGCCAGCAGCCAACCGTGGTCACATGGTCAAGCCACTATCTGAATACTTTGCTCACGTTGAGCCATCTGATGTTCACGATTATGGGGTTGGTTATCCAGTTGCTGATTATCTATGGGGGCCGTTGCCTGAAATGCACGACTGGACAATAACCAATCCACCATTCCGATTAGCGGAACAGTTTATACAACGAGCATTAGAAAGCAGCATGGAAGGCGTTGCTGTCATTGTGCGTAGCGCATTTCTGGAAGGCAAGGCGCGTTTCGAAAACTTATTTAGCCATACGCCACCAGCGTATGTTCTGCAATTTGTTGAACGTGCGCCAATGTGCAAGGGCAAGATTGACCCAAATATATCGAGCGCAACGTCCTACAGCTGGCTTATATGGTTTCCAGCACTAGATGACGTTGACACAAGATTGCGATGGATCGCGCCATGTCGTAAGCGCTTGGAGCGTGCATCTGACTATGAGGGGAACGAAAATGGAGAATCCTAATTCACATCAAGTAGGCGGAGACCATTATGCATCTAAATCCGTTCAGCCCTGGCAAGCAATGGAGTCCTGGATGTCGGCAGAAGCCTTCTCAGGTTATTTACAGGGTAATTGCATAAAGTATTTATCCCGCTATCGTGATAAGAACGGCATTGAAGATTTATACAAAGCACAGCACTACCTTGCCAAGCTATGTGAACACGAAAGCGAGAGAAATGATTGAGGTCGTAACAAAGTTCTCGTGCTATTGCGGCTTTCAATGCGAAGGCAAAGGCGATGCACCTGATTGCCATAGGTGCGGAGATAAGATGCACTCTTGGGGAACAAGGGAAGTTAAAACAAAATCATTTACCTTGATCGGTGAGAGCGCAGACACCCGCACGATTAATGGAGGATATTGATGGACGTTAAGATCGAAAAGGTCAGCATTGCCAAGCTGATTCCATATGCAGCAAATAGCCGCACACATAGCGATGCACAGGTGGCACAGATCGCAGCAAGCATAAAAGAGTTTGGCTGGACTAACCCAATCCTTGTCTCTGGTGATAACAGCATCATTGCGGGGCATGGACGTTTGCTGGCAGCTCGTAAGCTTGGCATGGAAGAAGTGCCGGTGATTGTCCTGGATCATCTAAGTAAGGCCCAGCAACGCGCCCTTGTGATCGCAGACAACCAACTTGCTTTGAATGCAGGGTGGGACATGGGTATGCTAAAGGCAGAGATCGAAGACCTTCACCTAGAGAATTTTAACCTAGAGCTTTTGGGATTTGATGATGATTTTCTGGATGGATTGCTGGAGACAGTGCCGTCCGTTAGATTAACAGATGAAGATGCTATCCCTGAGATGCCGAAAACAGCGAAGACCATTGTTGGTGATGTCTGGATATTGGGTAATCACAGGTTGATGTGTGGGGATTGCAAATCCTTCAGCGATGTCGCAAAGGTTCTTGATGGAAGAATGATTAACCTGGTGGTTACATCGCCTCCATATGCATCACAGCGGGAATATGATAAAGAATCATCCTTCAAACCTATTCACGTTGATGAGTATGTGGATTGGTATGAAGACATTGCAACAAACATTTATGCCAACCTAGAAAATGATGGTTCGTATTTCTGCAATATCAAGCCGAATGCTGAAGGCATAAAACGCGAGCTATACGTATTTGATTTGGTGTTAGCCCATGCTCGCAAATGGCAATGGAATTATGCAGATGAGTTCTGTTGGGAAAGAGCTGGAATACCTCAGCAAGTGGCAAGAAGGTTTAAGAACCAATTTGAGCCAATCTATCATTTTACTAAGGGTGAATGGAAGTTCAATCCAGATGCAGTGAAGCATCAATCGAAGGCTGTTCCTAAAGCAAAGGGTAAAGGCGCTGGCAACACAAATGCGGCTCAACGCCAAGGTCATGTGTCTGCTGTTGATGGTAATGATGTATCAGCAGGTATGGCTTATCCTGGCAACAGACTACCGACCTTTCAATCTGAGGCATTGGGGCATCCGGCCGCTTATCCAGTAGGGCTTCCTGAGTTCTTTATAAAAGCGTATACTGATCCTGATGATGTAGTGTTCGATCCATTCATGGGAAGTGGTTCAACTCTTATGGCAGCGGAAAAGAATGGCAGAAACGCTTATGGATTGGAATTGAGTCCATTATACATGGATTTAATCATTAATCGTTGGCAGCAATTTACAGGTAAGCAAGCAATCCACGCAGAAACAGGTGAGGCATTCGATGGCTGATGTTAAACTGACAGCAAAACAAGAAGCATTCGCTCAAGCCATAGCTGATGGCATGGGGCAAGCAGACGCTTATCGAATGGCGTATGATGCAGAAGGCATGAAAGACAACACAGTTTATCCCAAAGCTTCTCGCATGATGAACGAGGGCAAGATAAGGGCAAGAATCGACGAATTGAAATCACAGGTTGTCGAAAAGCAACTATGGACACGCGAAATGTCTGTCAAAGGGTTGATACAAGCGTATCGTATCGCCCAGGATGCAAAGACTTCCACAGGCATGACAGCAGCCGTTAAAGAGCTAAACGTAATGCACGGCTTCAACGAGCCGACTAAGCTGAGTATCACAGGCAATATGGTTACACGCATCGTGCGCGAAGTGACTGATGACAACGCTGAAGATTAAAACCCCGCGATGGTTCAAGCCATTCCTAAAGCCTAGTCGCTACAAGGGCGCTCACGGTGGTCGGGGAAGCGGCAAGAGCCACGCCTTTGCGGAAATGGTTATCGAAGCTCATGTGATGGATCAGCGGCGCAGAACAGTTTGCGTCCGTGAAATACAGAAGTCCCTAGCGCAGTCGGTCAAGCGTTTGCTGGAGCTAAAGATCGAACAGCTTGGCGTTCAGGATTACTTTGAGATTCAGGAAAGCCAAATCAAGTCACGGCATGGCGATGGCCTAATCATCTTCCAGGGGATGCAGAACCACACAGCCGATTCCATCAAGTCGCTAGAAGGTTACGACTGCGCTTGGGTGGAAGAAGCTCAGACGCTATCGCAACGCTCACTCGACCTGTTGCGCCCGACAATCCGTAAACCTGAGTCAGAACTATGGTTCACATGGAACCCGCTGAACAGCACCGACCCGATTGATATGCT